AAGTTATACCTAAATTGTGTCCCTTTGTAAGTGTGAATACACCATCGGCACCATGATAAACAACCTCATCACTATCATTCCAAACAATATCAGTTTTGTCTGCCATTGTTTTCATCATTTCTTTTGCAACAAATATTGGCACAGGTGTCCAATATCCTAAATATACTTTCATATTTTTAAGATATGCCTTACGATATATCTCATGTGCCATTCTCGAATCTAATGCTACTAATATGTCAGGTGTGAAATCTCGATAGATCGCATTACAACCTATTACGGTTGCATAGTCTTTCATTTTTGCTAAATCTAGGCCTTGTCTTGATTGCCCATTACCTAGGCAGACGGCCGTGTCTATCCACGTCAAAGTCTTCATAAAAAAACATCCTATATTATAGTTGTACTATATCGTAATTTAAGTAATTAAAACTTGATGATACTTGTAAATAATCAACATCACTTGCCTTAATATCATAAGATAATGATCCTAGAGAAATAGGATAAACATTTCTAAATCTTATTTCTGTCACAGCAATATTTTTACTATTTAAAACTGTGAGTGTTGCGTCTGAATATGTACCACCTTCATCAAGAGGTTGTGCTATACTTGTTCCTGTGGCAGCCGTACTTGATGTTGTACCTGGAAATCTATCAGCGCCAGTTGCCTGTAAATTTTTAAATTGATCGTGATTCTTAGGAAATCCTAGACCGTTTATCCAGTCATGTAATTCCTTATAGTTAGTTAGATTCTCATCAACTAGAAATGACATATCGAAACTTTGATAAGATATAGTATCACCAGGTACAGGATAGTCGTATAGAGGTGTTGGTACAGTTGCAGTACCTAGACTTATGCCAGGTATGTTTGCTGTCTGTACAAAGAACTCTACCTTTGGTAGTTTAGACATTTTAAATCTAAACTGTATCGGACTTGCATAATCAAATTTAGTAGGTTCTCTATTAATTATATTTGTATCTGTCATACTACTATTTATAATGGTTTTTAGAACAAAAAAAAGGGCGCCGAAGCGCCCTCTTTTATAATCGGTATCAACCAATATTACATAATGTTAGAAACTTTAACACGTCTGTAATATACGTTTTGGTCACCAGCTGCAGGAGACGTTATGTCAATTGCACCAGCACCATTAGTTGTTGCGAAAGGATTAGCAACCATACCATATCTAGTTTTGAAACCGATTTTTGGTTGGAAACTATCTTGACCTACGGCTCTTACCATTTGTAGTGGTACATATGGGCAGTAGAATATACCAGAGTCGTAAGGTGAAGTACCTTTGTAACCTACAACGTAGAATTGAGCAGCAGATACGTTTGCACTATATGGATCAATGTAAACTTTAAATTTACCATTTAATACACCAGCGAAAGTATTTCCTGTGTCATCAACGTTTAAGTTAGTCGCAAGAGCAGGAGCGTAATCAAGAACACCTGACATCTGAAGTGCAGAAGCAACGTCAGCTGAACAGATAATCATGTTACCTTTTCCTCTTCTCGTTTGTTGACCAATCGCATTAGCATCTCTCTCTAATTGGAATAATAGTCCTTTGAATTTCTCAACTGACCATCTACCGTTAGAGTCTGTGTCAAGATCAAAAATACCAGCAGTTGTAGTATTAACTTGAGCACCTGCTTTTGCAGTTGTGTAGATTGTTCTAACAACTTCTCTATTGATTTCAGCTAAGATTTCAGAAGATAGGATGTTAGCAAGTTCTGTTTCAGCGTCTAAACCGTGGATTGCTTTTAAGTCTTGAGCAAGTTCCATAGTGTATTCAGCTTTAAGAGCTCTTGATTTTGCAGTAACCGTAACTTTATCGATTGAGAAAGCCATTTCAGCAAACTCATCAGTTCCGTCACCAAGTGTTTCTGCTTGTGCAGTTGACATACCGTCACCAGTAGTGTAAGTACCAGCGGGTGAGTCATTAAGTACACTCGGGTTAGTTCCTGCTTGTACAGAAGTTGAACCTGTGTCAGACGCAGCATCTCTAGATGAGAAGTCTGAATCAGCTTCGTTGAATAATGCCTCAGCACCTGCTTGTGAACCAAATCTTGATTTCATAGCGAAAATCAAACCAGTTGGACCAGTCATAGGTTGAACACCGCAAATATCGTATGCGATTAAGTTAGGCATTGCTCTTCTAACAAGTGATATTAAAACAGGATCCCAATTGTCAACAGATGAACCAGTTGCGTTAGTTGGTGCAGCTTCTGACATAAATGATCTGTCTTCTCTAACTGCTTTTTCTTGGTTTTCCAAGATAACAGTTGTTACAGCTCTTTTGTATGCGTCACCGATTTTTGGTAAATCAGGATGCTCCAATACTGGCTGCCATTTGTCTTGTAATGTTTCAGTAAGATACATTTTTATCTCTCCTAAGTTTAATTAATTAAATCTTTACAGATTTAAGGTTTTTAGTAATAGCGGCTGTATATGCAGCCATAGCATCGGTATTGCTCTCAATCGGAGCGTTTGCCGCAACTGAATCAACTTCATCTTTCGAAGCAGTTTCTTCAATTTTAGATTTAGGGAAATAAGATTCTTTAATAGTTTCTAGTTTCTCTCTAAACTTGTCAGCACTATCATACTCAACGTTTTCAGCCATCTTCTCGAATTTTTCTTTTTCTGTATCCGCTAAGTCTGAAGCAACTTCGTTAATTGCTTTTGATTTTGCAGATGAAGAAACTTCTTTTGATAAATCAACATTTTTTGCAATCTGTTCATTTAACTTATCTTCAAGTTTTTTATTCTGATTAGTTAAGTCGTCTAGTACGTTATATTTTTCTTCTGGAACATCAATATAATGTTCTTTGAATAAGTCTTTAAGACCAGTAATGAAGTCCTCAGCAATTTCAGTTCTAATTCCTCTTTCAACTGCTAATTCATTTTCTTTCATCCATTCTTCAACAACATAGTTTAGGTATGAGTCAACTTTTTCGACCATAGCTTCTTTTACTGTTTCAGTTTCAGCTGAAAGTTTTTCTTCGTACTGTGCCTCAAGGATTTTAGTTTGTTCTTGGATTCTTGTCTTAACAGCAGCTTCAAAAATCGTAGCAGCTTTATCTTTGAATTCTTCAGATAAATCAGCGTCGCTTGAAACTAATGCCTTAACGTCAGCAGATAAGTCGATCTCAACTTCTTTTGTTTCTTCTACTTTGTCTTCAGCAACAACTTCTTTATCTTCTGTTGCTTCAACTTCTTCTTCTTTCATAGAAGATTTAGGTTTTTGATCGTTTTCTAAAGAACCATCTTTAGCACTTTTCTTAGCTGGATCCGAAGTATTTTGCTTTGCCTTAGAAGCAGCATCTGGATTACTGTCAGTTGGTTTTACAACTGGAGCGCCCATATCAACTGCGTCATTTTTAAGGTGAGTAGCTTCGCCAGGGGCAGCGTCTTTTACAGCCGCATTAACTTCCTCTAACTTTTCTACTTCTTTTATAGTATCTGACATTCGGTCTCTCCTTGATTATTAGTAAAAATTTAAATTTAAATTTTAGTTATTATTATTTATATAATTAACCATCTTAATCCTTCGCAAATTGTATGAGCTGCGTAGGTTATTTAAGTTTAGTTAAAAAGTCGTTAAAAATAGAGGCTTTAGTTTCTGCCAATTCGGCTCGTTTCGTCTTCTCTACTTGTTCTTTGTATCTTTCAACTTCCATACTTTTCAGTATGCCGTTGTCCCATACCCACTCTTTGCCTTCCATAATACCTTCTACGAAAGCATCGGGCGCTGATGGGTCTGCAACTATATCAGCTGCAGTAGCAAGATAGAAATCTTTACCGACAGTACTGCCTTGTATTGATCCCATACCTCTTGATGATACACCTAATTGAGCACCTTCGTCAATTAAATTTTTAACGATTTTACCATACGGAGTATCCATTATCTTAGCCTCACCTATGAAGTTTTTACCTTCTGGTTTTAGACTAGTAATCATGTGTGAAACTCTTTCAAGGTTAACTGTTGGTCCGTCAGGATGTCCAAGT